GTTTTCAGGTATACTGGTAATATAGTGATGGAGGGAATCATGGAAGTTTTCGCTGTAATATGGTTTACGGAGTATGAGGGAGAAGTTCTCATGGGAATCTTCTCTGACTATGTGAAGGCTCGCAAGTTTATGCTCGAGGACGGAAACGACAACTTGTATATTCGCAAGGTAGTAATGAACGAGATCTATATGTTCGGTGCTTGTGGGGAGGAGATCTAATGACCAACGAGAGACCTAAGAAGATCATCAGCGGTTCTTACAACTACGTTCGCCGACTGACCAGAGAATGGGTTCATGCTGGCTACTCTATTGTTAAGACTAAGCAGTGGAGTGATGGCAAGTGGACTATTACGCTGGAGAAGAAATGACAGAATCTCAAGCTGTGCTGTATCGGTCATTGATGATAGGGCAGAAAAAAGGTATCGCCACCGAAAAGAATTTGCTTGACATTGCGAAGTTTTGGTGGTATGATGGGTATGAAGGGTTTAACACGGATCATTAGGAGACGAAGATGGATTGTAGCGCATTCGGGACTGGTATTGCTCTGTTCGTGCTTGGGATCGCTTATGGAGTTTGGATCGAGTTGTATGTCGACATGGTGCGGTATCGGCGGAAGTATTTTAAGTAAGTCGCACCTTTAGAAAAATAGACATTGGTCGTGCGGGGGACCCGGAGCTTAGTAAAATCTCCACACACCCCGACATGCCCTAAAGGTTAACCACACGCCTTAAAGGTCATTCACATTCATCACGATGACTTTTAAAAAAATCCGCAAAAATATTTTTAGCCGGAGAAAGTTCGATGAGAACTAAAGTAGTATATAATGGCGACTATGGTGGATATAGTATTCCCGAAGAAGTCCGTATCAAGTATAATGAGATTGCCGGAACGAATTATAAAAACTTCTGGAATATGGAAGAGATTCCTCGTCACGATAAGCTATTGGTTCAGCTAGTCGAGGAGTTTCTACAGTCGGATAAGAAGGATCAGACAGATTTGGCTATTCTTGAGATTGATAGTAACCGTTATATTATTAATGAGTATGATGGTTGGGAGTCTGTAGTAGAGCCTAATGATATTGACTGGATTGAGGTGGAATAATGGCACCAGCACCGATTAAGTGTAAAAACACAGAACCTTATGTAGAGCGACCATTGGTAGCTGAGTTTACATGGTTAGTCTATAATAGAAACAATGGACATATCGTAGCAGCTACCTATGATGAGACTATGGCTAAGACTATTCTGTTAGGGATTGAGAATAACCCTATGACGTTTCTTGATAGCTATGGTATCACCGAAGTTTGGAAAGCGCCGGAGCCTATGGTATGAGTGATATTGATACGATTGTTCAGGATCTAAAAGACGCTCAATGGAAATCTAATGATGAAATTGAACGTCTGCAAAGATATGAGGAGTTAGTTCAATTCATCGCTAATGATTATCATGAATTGTCACACGACAAGGCAATGTGGCAGCGGGATGATTGGAAGAAGCGTTGTAAGAAGCTGATTGAGGAAGATCATGCACAATCTAGCAATTGAAACTAGGCGAGTGGTAACAGCTAACTTCTCTGCTGATCAGTGGGGTCTGCTCACATATTCTTTTCCTCGTGATGAGATTGAGAATGTTGCTGATGCTCTCAATAATGCTCTTCAAGATTATGTCAATAATGACTATACTAAAAAGGAAACTCTTGAAGGTATGCATAAAGTTCTTTCTCAGTATTCTAATTATGGTGCCTTCGATTCAGAAGTTCGTGGCTTTCTTGATGTTGTGCTAGAGGAGATCTATAAGTGAAACCAGAGATTAAGATTTCAATGGAATGGGAAGGCTATGACAAGCTCTTCCTCGATATGCTTCTTGAAGGTTATGAAACAACCTACTGGGCGTATAAGGATGCTAAGAATGATGTAGAAAGCGATCCTGTTCGTTATGCCTTTAAGGCTGAAGATGTCGCTGATTCATATAAAGTTCTTCGTGCTTTCGAAGTTCTTGCTGGCCACTATACTGCTCGGGATGAACATGTGCGGATGCTAAAGGATATCCGTGATCGTATGGACGCTAAAGCAAAGATTGCGAAAGGTATGTCAAATGGTTGATTTTACTACTAAGACTAATGAAGAACTTGAAGCTGAATACGACCGTCTCTGGCGTCTCCATATGTATTATATGGCTGCTGAAGGTAATTGGTCTGCCGAAGCTAAAGAACGTGGTGAGACTGAAAAAGAATATTGGGCTCTTATTACTGAAATGAAGAATCGTAATATGGAATTTGAAGCGTCGTGATTGGATTAAGGTATAACCGTAGACCGTCTCTAGGAAATAAGAGGTTTACTCTTATTAAAAAATAGAGTATTATAGTTGATAAATAAACTGTATTGCTCAAAGGAGAATAATATGGTTATTAACGAAAAAGATATTGTTGCTCGTCTCGAGGCGTTGCATAAGTGGCAGGAAGATAATTCTGAAAGAGTGCACTCGGATTCATTCTTGGAAGGTTATAATTCCGCCGTCAATGCCGAAATTCTGTATCTTCATGAAATGCAGAATAGAACAGAAGCCGATCTAGTAGTTGCTCCTGTCGTAGAGGCTCCAGCACCAGTTGTAAAGACCGTCAAAAAGACTTCAAAATAATATAGAGGATTTGTTTATGAGTGAGAATTCTGTTCAAGAAGAAAGAAAGAAATATCTCGAACATATAGAATTGCTTCAGGAAGAAAATGCCTTCATGAAAAGGGTTCTGAAACACGTTTTTCCTGAAAAATCAGAAGCGTATTATCTTTGCGGCGAACATGGCGAAAAAAATGAGCTAGGACTGCCGGAAGAAGTTGTAATTTGTCCTGCATATGGTAAACTAGAGCTTGTGAAATACAAACGACAAGAAGGAGAACCTAATGGCTAAGGAAAAGAAATACACTCAGTCGAAAGTTTTTGAGTTTAAGCCAGCGGAAAACATCACAGAAGCTGAAATTATCGAGTTAGCAGAACTAATTCGTATTGGCGTCAGTGGAGAAATTCTAGATAAAGCCTCCGCCGATCTTAAAAAGCACTTTTTTGAGGTAAAAGACAAAAAAGCGGCATAATAAAAGGATATATATTATGAAGTTGATTGCAGCTATTGTTTATATGTGTGTTTCAGGTGTTTGCACTGAGCAGCACGTGGAAATTGAGCCGAAGGCGTGTCATATTGGCACTCTTCATGGAAAAGTAATGGGCGCTGATGCAAAATTCGGCGTACGCTGTCAAGGATGATCGAATATGTTCCAGTTATTCTTATCTGTAACTCTCTCCTATCTTCTATGGAATGTAAAGAAGGCGGCAGAGACACGACAATTGTTATGGGCGAAATGCAAAACACGCCGATGAGTTGTTTTCAAGAGGGTTATCAGCGAGTTTCCAAACTTGCCTTTGTCCCAAAAGAAGGCGATCATTATTACGTTAAGGTCAAATGTGTACCGAGGGATATGAGTCGTGAGCGCTGATATTATATCTTTCCCAAAATCCCAGAAACAGTTAGAAGTCGAAACAATGAAGAACTTTGTCGCCAAGGCAAAGACGGTCATTGCTCGTGGTATTGCCGAAGATATGAAGCGATATGACGTTCCTAACGTTCTGGGCATTCCTGTCGAAGAACCAAAAACTCGCAAACAATATCAGGATATTTTAAAGCAGTTTCTCGAACCAGAAGATTATCAAGATATTCTTTGCGGGATTATGGATAAAGAACATTATGATGGTCTTGAGCGTCCTCTTCAAAAGATTGTTGATGCTTACTTTTCTTTCAAATCATAACCAAAAGATCTCTGAAAAGAAAAGATACTTTCTCGAAATGGTGTTTATATGGGTATACTTAATTATACCTTATATTGACGCAATATATATAACACCAGTTATGAAAGATTCTAGAACTATATTGGAATTGCAGTGTCATAACGACCCTAAAAATTGTTGGATTCAAGTCAAGGATAAACGGCATGAATGAATGGCAGTATACTAACCAGTTTTTTCTCGAAGGTAAAGAGCATTATGTCTCTGGCGGTTCTATAAAGGACTGTCCCTACAACTATCTATCTGTAGATCAGAGTAACGAGAGGCTGGTGCAGTCAGAACATTATCGTGAACGAGAGTGGTATGCTGGGTTCCATCAAGGTTTCCAGGATTCTCTCGAAGCTAAAAAGATCGCTTGACTTTTTAAAAATATCGAGCTATACTATGTATATGATGGTTGATGTGAAGGAGAAGTAATATGGCTCATGAGATCGAATTCGTTGATGGCGTGGCTCAGATGGCTTACGCTGGCTCTGTTCCGTGGCATGGTCTTGGTGTTTCGGTTCCTGCCGATCTGACGCCCGATCAGATGCTCGAAGCTGCTGGTCTTAATTGGGAAGTCAAAAAGTTCCCGACTTTCGCTATTCTCGACGATAATGATCCGGATAGCGTTATCGAAACAAAGCAGTCGGCTCTTATTCGTATGAAGGATAAGAAGATGCTCGACGTTGTTTCGGACGACTGGAACCCTGTCCAGAACGCCGAGGCATTTGAGTTCTTCAACGAATTCGTTATGGCTGGTGATATGGAGATGCATACTGCTGGATCTCTGAAGAATGGTCAGATCGTTTGGGGTTTGGCCAAGGTTAAGGAGTCGTTCGAACTCTTTAAGGGAGATCAGATTGACTCTTATCTGCTCTTCTCTAATTTCCACAAGTATGGCTTTAGCACTGACGTTCGTTTTACTCCGATCCGTGTTGTGTGTAATAACACTCTAACACTTTCTCTATCGTCGTCTGTGGAGCGTATGGTCAAGATTTCTCACCGTAAGCAGTTTAATCCTGCTAACGTGAAGGATATGCTTGGTATCGCCACCGACAAGCTCCAGAAGTATAAGGAGATGGCTCAGTTCCTTGGTTCTAAGAAGGCCAAGACCGAGTCGATCGTTGAATACTTCGAGCGTATCTTCCCGCTGGCTGGTGCTACTCCGGAAGATAAGGCGGAAGGTAAACGTTCGAAGAATGCCAATATTGCTCTTGGTATTCTTGACACTCAGCCTGGTAGCGAATTCGCTCAGGGCAGCTGGTGGCAGCCGTTTAACGCTGTTACCTTTATGACTGATCATGTTATGGGTCGTTCGGCTGACACTCGTATGCAGTCTGCTTGGTATGGTTACAACAAGGGTCTTAAGACTAAGGCTCTGGAACTCGCTGTTGAAATGGCAGCTGCTGCCTAATCGGAGGATATAATGGCTCGTCGTCCTGCTCTTATCAAACGTAAACCGAAGATTACTCGTGTAACGAAATCGGAGGCTTATCTTGTTAATAAGAAGTATATGGGCGACGAGCCTATCTACACAAAGCCTCTTACAAATATGGATTACATCAATGCACTGAATTGGTATAACGCCATGTGTTCCAATTCAGAAGCCAAAGAGTATATTGTTACGTATCTTAAAAATTTGGGACGTGTTAATGACGCCAAGAAAATCAAATCTGTTCCTGATAGTCTTATACCTACTACTGTTGCTTGGGTTTGTCGTCTCCTATCTAGAGGGTTTACGTTACCTACTGATACACAAGATTATATAAATGATCGTATCAAGGAAACATATAAATATATTCAGGAGCCCAAGGAAGAAGATAGTAAGCCAGTAGTTTCCATTCAAGACCGCATGCGTGAGCGTGCCCATGACATTCTTGGCGAAATTGAGGGTATGATAGACGATTACATCTACGACAAAGTAGAGTTTTCTATGTATGAATGGCTGCAGTCGAATAACATTCCTGCCGCTTACGCTACTTCTATCATCTCTAAATTTACCCCAGTATTAGATGAATTGCTTGAGGCATATGAGGGTAAAGATGAACAACTCAAAGAGGGATATCGCCACCTCAAAAAAGCCGATCTCAAAAATTTGGTTTCTTTCTACAACACGCTTATCGAGGATGCGGAGAGATACTCTTCGAACACAAAGAAAGTTAAAAAGGCTCGCAAGCCAAGAACAGTGTCGGTCGAAAAGAAAATCAAAAATCTCAAGTACCAGAAAGAAGATCAAACTTACAAAATTGCTTCGGTATCTCCAGAGAAGATCATCGGCGCAATGGAACTCTGGACTTTCAATACAAAGTATAAAACGATTACGAAACTTCAGGCGATTGACCGTGGTGGCTTGCAAGTCAAAGGCACTAGCATTACGAACTATTGTGAGAATAACTCTATTACCAGGTCTGTGGGACGGAAAGATCCAAATGAGTTTCTCAAGCGCATACTCGAGGGTGGCAAACTTGTCCTACGAAAAGTCTTTGATGAGATCAAGACGGAGAAGCCTCTTGCGTATCGTATCAACGAAAACACAATTCTATTGAGGGTTATATCATGAATGAGTTGAAGGATCAAAATGCACTTGACGTTAATATGCTAATCAAGTATGTTATGTGGTCTAGAGATAAGATTGCTGGAGGAGTTAGTAAGGAGAATGCCATCGAAGCTCTTTCTAGGTTGATTGATTATGATATTAAATTGATGAAGTCTATATCAGGAGTGAATAATGATGAGCAGAACTAAAGAATGTTTGATCGCCATTTTCTTTTTTGTGCTTGGTTTTATGACCGTGCATAATATGGCAAAGGCGGATGATGTTATCAAATGCTATCCCAATGCAGAGTTTATGAAGGTTATTGACGAGAAGGCTCTTGTTACACTATACAACGGTCTAATCGGTAATAAGATGCACGAAGTCATGATGACCAAAGACCGTCATATGTATATTGTTGAATATGATAAGGCGACAGATGGTAATGCTATGGCTGCAAAGCAGTATTGTGTTACTGGTATTTTGAATGACGTTACATTTAATGATTCAGCAATCGAGTTTCTTTCTCAGTTGCTTGACAAGTATAAAGGACAAAAGACATGAGTATTCTTGGACCAGATGGCGCTATTGCTGCTAGTGGTTTGCCAACAGGTGGCTTGGTAAAAAAGAAGCCAATTACTGATATTCGTATGGTTATGTTTCCTAAGATGATGGTTCATCCGGAAACTAAACAGATGGTAATGGTTCCTATGCAGGATCTTCAGTATCGTCGTGAAGGTAATACAGAATGGTTTTCTGTGGCTATTGAAGAAGTAGAAAAGCACGAATATAATCCGGAGAATAAGAATGAAAAAGATTTACATAGCAATAGCAATGGTGTTTCTTAGTTTTAGTATCGCTGGTTGTAATGTCAGTGATGAAGCTAAATTCTTCGAATGTCTCGCCAGAGACCGCACGTCAAATCCGTGCCATTAAAGATAAAGAAATAGAAGCTCCTCATCCTTGGATAGAAGAGTTTGAAAATCAAATTTCAACAGAATAAATAATTTGCTTAGAACGTTGAGAGGAACAGCATAGACGTTACGGACGTGGCTTCGATGCCACCACCTCCACCATAGATACATAGCCCAATGCTTCAAGGGTGTCCAGGATTAGTGGATAGCACCGTTGAAGGGAGACAGACAACGGAGGGGTTTCGCAAATCCATGTGTCTGTAGAAAAGGGAAGCGACTGTGTATCTTTGATGGGGGTGAAAGGGATTCGACGGGCGTAGTAAGGGTTCAAGGAGTTCGAAAGCAACTCGTAGATGCAAACGATAATGATGCATCATTTGGAGTTTATGCTCTAGCGGCATAATCCATTGGGTTTGGCAACTGCACCTAGAAACAGAAGCATGTTGCATACACACAACACACAAAGGAGTATTAAAATGGATAAACAATCACCATACGAACTTAGATTTAATTTTCTAATTTCTGCAAGAGAATATTTGGAAGCAAAGTTTCACGCTGATCTTGAATTATATGAACGAAAGATCAGCACAGCTGTGCCATCTTTTCCTACAAAAGATGAGATTTTCGAATTAGCTGAATCCTATAAACAATTTGTAGATAAGAAATAAATAATAAAGGTTCTGCAAGTCTCCTTTCAAAAGACTTGCTTTTTCATTCATGATGGGTTATAATACTAATAATGGCTCCGTAGCTCAGCTGGATAGAGCACAAAACTTCTAATTTTGGGGTCGTACGTTCGAATCGTACCGGAGTCGCCATCCTTAGGAGAACTAAATGTCAAGACACAATCACTGGTTCTGGAATAGTTCTTTCGTTAATGCAATTCACCAAAATCTATTACGCTTAACTTCTTGGATCTGGAAGAAACAGAACCACAACCACTAGGATATATTATGAAAAGATTGTTGATTGTTCTCGCTGCAGTTTTCATTTCAACTTCAGCGTTTGCAGATTATCATGTTGTTGTTTCTAAACGTCATCAGTCTATGTCTGTTTACCAAGATGGAGAGTTGATCGAGCAGTGGCCAGTATCTACTGCTAGAAAGGGTTATTACACCCCAACAGGAACTTTTCATCCTTATTTTTATCATCTAATGCACTATTCAAAGAAGTATGACAATGCGCCGATGCCACACTCTATTTTCTTTTCTGGTGGATTTGCTATCCACGCTACTCCTCATACAGGTAATTTGGGGCGTCCTGCTTCTCATGGTTGCGTTCGGCTCCATCCTTCTAATGCTTCTACGCTCTATAATATGACCAAAGGCGAACCCACGACAATCACAATCAAGGATTAGTTCTATGCATATTAAAGAGACTTATTCATATTCTCACGCCAGCACAGTAATGTGGTCATTACAACAGGAATTGAATAGAAGTAAGGCTCTACGAAGCAATGATACCCACATACAGGAGTATCTAGAACAAAGAATCGCTGAATTGAAAGAATATGAAAAACAATGCTTAAAAATTCAAACTTCGTAGAAGAAGTAGAAAAGCTCTGTAGAGACAAGAATATAGAATATATTGACGCTGTTGTCTTTTGGTGCGAGAAGAATAATCTAGAAATTGAGACTGCAGCCTATTGGATCAAAAAAGATCCGGTAATGAGGTCTAAGATTCAGTTAGAAGCTGAAAATCTTAATGTTCTGAAGCGTGGAGCTCGCCTTCCCATATAAATACTAGGTTCAACCATTGTTGGAGGCGTTTATGCGTATACAGACAATCGGTCGACCATCGCACGTATCATTGGGGATAATCAAAAAAGCGATATATTTCTATGGTAAGTACTTAATCGGGGGCGGGAAACTATTTAATAACATCCGTTTGGTAGTAAAATTTGAGAAATTTACGAATGAAGACGGGGATTATGCTTATTGCGATTGGACAGACGACAATAATAATTGCAGAGAGTTTCAAATAGGTATTGACCGTGCCCTTAGCAAGAAGGAGACTCTTCTTGCGCTCGCTCATGAGATGGTTCATTTAAAGCAATATGCAAAAGGTGAGATGAAAGACATTTGGCGTCCCGTACGGATGGTCAAATGGCAAGGTGAGAAGTATCTTCACGAAGAAATGGACTATTGGGAATGTCCTTGGGAAATCGAGGCATATGGTCGTGAGAAGGGATTATACTTCAAGTTTTTGACTTATTTACAATATGGAGAGCCTGAGTCGTTATGTCGTCGTTCGAAGCATATAAAGATTACAACTCCAAAGAAACAACCTGAAATTCCTTCTTCAAATACTGGAGATGTTTGATTTTTTAATCATTCCAGGAACCCAGTTTTTTGGCTTTTGATTTGGTAGACAACAAACACATTTGGTTTCTTCTTTATTTTTGAACCATCGTTTACCTTTTTTGGCTTGTGAGATTGCTTGTTTTCTGCTTTCCGAGGCTGGACCTATCTTTTTGCCAATTTTTCCTAATGATATTGCTCTTCTATCAGATTCCGGTCTCTTTTTACCTTTTTTGGAAATAGATATTGCTTTTTTATGAGATTCGCTTCTTATTTTTCCTGTGTGCAAAGGAGGGTTGTCTCCCCCTTCTAATTGATTTAGAAGTATGCCGCCAGATTGTTTTCTACCATACCAACGAATCATTCTTCTTTCTATAGAAAGAGCTCCTATTTCGGTAAGATTTGTTTCTAAGAATACAATTTTGGATTTGTCTTTTGGGGTGGAAACATTGGTATGTTTGCAATAGGCTCTGTTACCTTTGCCTTTACCAATATAATATGGAAGATTTGTGGATTTGTTAATATAAGCGTAAACGTAATAAATATCCATGCTGATACTCCTGGTTAGTATTAGAGCCCATGGATGTTGACGCATCGCGATGGGCAATATTATTTAGGTGAAACATGACTGCTTTTGATGCTTTTAAAGATTATATTGCTTTAAAAAATCATTTTAATAAACTAAATTATGATTATGTAAAATATAATGGAAAAACAAATACTTCATTAAATGCATTTGAGAAGCGTAAGGATAAGGTGTTTTTTGAAAAACTATCTAAGATTGAAAATGTATGCGAGTTTCTTATTGCTAATCTTAGTGTTGATCCAAAACTCTGGATCCGTGAGCTCGCATATTCAGAATCTGCTCAAGTAACATATCAAAACTGGAAGAAGCGTAACCAGTCCCTTACATACAATTTTAAAACAGATTTTAAGAAAATTCTAGAAGAACCGAAGGGTCAGCAACATCCTGCTGCCTTACGGTTATTTCTGGCCAACGAGATCAGTTTAGAGTCTCTTTGTATTTTTGTTGAAATGACAAAGGCATTAAAGCAATGGGACGATAAACTTGAATACGACCCGATATGGGAAGATATCCGATTGAGGGTTGTGAAATATACTCCATTTATAAAGTATGATCGTGAAAAAATAAAGCAAGTAATGCTTGACATTATGAGTGATATGGAGTATACTAAATAATGTTGGGTGATACAAATGCCCATCATACAATTGTTATACATCGTAATACGGAGATTATACATGGTAGATTTTAAGTCCCTCAAGGCAGCTTCAGGTAAGAAGTCTCTCGAATCCCTAACATCAGAACTCAATAAGCTATCAGGCGGCGAAGGCAAAGGTGCCGATGACCGTTTCTGGACGCCAACAGTCGACAAGGCTGGTAATGGTTATGCTGTTATTCGTTTCCTTCCTCCGCCAGCTGGCGAAGATGTTCCTTTCGTTCGTATCTTTGATCATGGTTTCCAGGGTCCAGGCGGATGGTATATCGAGAACTCGCTGACCACTCTTGGTAAGAGCGATCCAGTTTCTGAGTATAATTCTAAGCTCTGGAACTCTGGTATTGAGGCTAACAAGGAAATTGCTCGTAAGCAGAAGCGTCGTCTTCACTTCATCAGCAATATTCAGGTTATCAGCGATCCAGGCAATCCTGCTAACGAGGGTAAGGTTTTCCTCTACAAGTATGGTAAGAAGATCTTCGACAAGCTAAAGGAGGCAATGGAGCCTCAGTTTGCTGACGAGGAAGCAATCAACCCATTCGATCTTTGGGCTGGCGCTCCATTCAAGCTGAAGATCCGACAGGTTGAAGGTTATCGTAACTATGATAAGTCAGAGTTTGGTAAGCCAGAGGCTCTGTCTGATGACGATAAGGTTCTGGAGCAGATCTGGAAGAGCGAACATTCTCTTCAGGAATTCCTAGATCCCAAGAACTTCAAGTCAGAAGAGGAGCTACGTGCTCGTCTAGCAAAGGTTCTTGCCGAGGATGCTCCTGCAACGAAGCGTAAGGCAGCTGAGAATACTGAAGTTCCATGGCAGGATGAAGAAACTGCTCCGACTTTTAAGGCGACTCATGCGCCGAAGTATTCTAGCGACGACGAAGATGACGATGAGTCATTGGAGTTTTTCAAGAAACTCGCTAACGACTAAAATGAAGAGGGAGCCAAAAGGCTCCCTTTTTTATTATCCTCTAGACATTCTAGGTTTAAACAAATTCATTTCTTCGTAATGATTGCCACCAAGCATACCAGCCCAATCTGGCCACTCAATATCTCCTGGCATATTATAAGCAAATCCAGCTTGATTTGAATTATGCATTCTATTTGGTTCTGCATTGACTTGTGGGGTGTGCGAAGAAACTTGAGCTTCTTGAACTGTTTGTTCAGTAGCTTGCGAAGTAACTGCAGCTTGGTTTAATGCTTGTGCGTTCAATGCTGGCATCGATGGTGTTGATACTAATTCTGATTGTATAGTTGAGGCAATCATTGGTAGTAACATTCCTGCAATACCACCAATTCCTCCACCCATCATTCCTGGTATCATACCCATCATTTGACCCATCATATTTGCGCCAGCTGGTGGGGCTGCAATTCCGGGAGATATAGGCGCTTGTGCTACTGGTTCAGCCGCCATAGGTGTAGCTGCAGGCGGAGCAGTAGATGCAGTAGATCCAGCGGCTGGAGTTGCTCCTTGCATCGCTCTTTGTTCTGGCGAACCTGCTATTTGATATGTGTCTGGAACAGACTGCGCCCCACCTTTTGGAATTTCAGCATGTAGATGATTATTATGACCAGCAGCTGCATATGGTCCGCTTTCTCTCCAATAAACTTTATATCCTAGTCTAGTCAATTGTTCGGCTAGTTGATCAAACTTGGCTCCCATAACAGGATCCTTTGCTTCAACGTTACCTTCACCAAAATTGATATCAATTGCTCTGCCTTCATAATGCGCCTTACCTTTATGAACAGGTTTAACGCCGCCGAACTGCGGATGTTCAGAGATACGCATTCCCATTTTTTCTAGAGCATGACCAAGAGCAACAACATCACCAGAAGGCAATGAAGCACTTACTTGTTCGCCATGTTTATGATCCTCATGAGCAGCGCCACTTACTGGACCATGACCGCCTTCTTTGCCTATACGTTCTGTTCGAGGATCATTAGCAGAAGGAATTGCTTCAGGCGCTGACACTGGAGTAGCAGATGGGGTTGTTGTTGGCGTAGTTGTTTGTGGAGTGGTTGATATTTCAGGAGCCTTCATTTTAGAAGTATCAACGTTTATTCCTTGAAACTCTCCAATCCCAGCAGTCTTACGACCATACCATTGACCCCAACCTTTTTTCTTTGCTTCATCAAGAGCAAAATCTATTTGTTTCTGAAGAGAAGCAGCTGATCGATCTGTTGCTGGGTCAATACCTGTTGCAGCTTTAAACCTATCACCAAGACCTTCTGGGCCACCAGTGCCTTTACCAACCAATAATTGGAATGGTCCATATGAAGGTTCTCTTTCCATACCCCATTTTTTGCCTGGAGCCGATGATCTATATGTATTCAAACCTTCTGATTTAGCGATACCAACAGCTGTTTCAGGATCAATTCCACGTTGTATGGCAGACTTTCTGATCATGTCTGCCACATTTTGTCTGCTTAATCCAGATTGTTCGTATCCAGAACCGCTGCCTTCTTTTACTTCTTGTCTACCTAGACCTCCACCGCCCATAGCACCCAGAGCTGTCATTCCACCACCAGCTACAGCAGCTCCAACTCCCATTAATGCTAGTTGCTTAGCAAAATCTGTGCTTAGATTGGAAATACTTCCCAACAACCCACTGCTAGTATTATTCATAATGTTACGGTTTAAAGATTCAATGTCACCGCTGAGAATACGAGTGTTTTTGGTAACATTGCTCATCTCGGTGCGCATAGAATTTTGTATTTCTAAAGACTCTCTGAATAGAGAATTTAGACTGTCAATTTTGTTACCAGTTTGCTGAGACTCAGAAACCATTTCCTCAAGCACATTATGAAGATCTGCGATATCTTCTCTCTGTGCTTTGAAGGTTGTAGAAATATCTTTGACTATTCTGCTGAGATTAGCGTTGCTGGCATTGGCTGCTTGACGGAATTCGCCTGCAGTTTCAACTCCAGCATTTCTAATGCTTCTAGATATTACCGCTAATTCTTCTGCTTCTATGGCCATTTGTTATCCGCTGCTTTTCTTTTTAGCTTCTTCTACTTCTTTTAAGTAGTTGACGAGCATTTGAACGTATATATCTCTTTCAAAGGGTATCATAGATTCTATTTCACTAATTGAATATTTATGGTGCTGAGCCAAAGAGAATATAGTAGCAAAATAATTAGATAATGTACTATGACTCAGCGCCACGTAAAAAAATCGTTTAACGAAGACAATACAATTTCACGATCGTTCCCAAGTTCATTTTGATAGATTATCTTGTATTCCATTCTAGGAACATTCAACAGGAAGTTCTGGACCTGTTCAAAGGTCTTGATATTCAGGTTTTCCAGGAACTCGTTCAGTTCTTCTCTCTTATAATCTTTGCATTCATAAATCTGATCTTCAAAATAAATGGAATCAATACATCTAATGATAAGTTCAAACATATAATCTTTTTCTAGATTCAAGAAATCAGTATCATCATATAGCGACGCCGAAGGGTATTTCATTATAATACCTGACTGTGGCGTTATTTTTATCTTGTTATCCAACTTCTTTGGATAATTGACCTTAACTTCGTCTAGATTGATGTCAAAGTCGTAAACCTTCTTATCCTCTGAATCTCTATAAGAAACTTTAACCACGTTGTCTACAGAAACCGAGCGGAGTTTTAAAAAGATAAACTCAAGGTCAAATAAAGCTAGTTTACCGACATCTAGTTTTGGATCAACGGAACAGTTATTAACTACCTGTTTAATAGCAGAAAGGATATCAGCTTGGTTATCGCTTTCCTTTGCCATTAATAATAACTTTTCTTCTTTGACCAAAAAGGGTCTAAACTGATAGTCCTTTTTCAAAGAAGGAACATTCACCTTATATACAGGGTAGTCAATTTTCGGTAATGACATTAATATACTCCATCATTAATTTGTTATAGTGTCTCTCGCAGTTCCTGTTCTTAGATTGGTTCTTTGTTGAGAGTTGGTTGCTTGCACGGTAGAATTTTCTATAGTGTATTCAGTGTAAGCAATTGAAACGTTGATTTTCATAAGATTCGAATCGCCCCAAGAAAGAGGAAACTCTCTAATAGCTGTCGGAAAGGCGTCAAATAGATTAATCTTTTGGACTATATTGCCATAATGATCATATATGAAAATACACATGGTTGTTGCATAATTTTCTTTGTATTCTGCAGTATAGTTCGGGGCGGTATTGTTTGTTGATGATCCATTAAATTGGAAAATTGCTCTGGTCCACTGATACCAATATTGCCAGAATTCGCAATAATGATCGCCAAGCATTGATAAACTTACTTCTTGGAATTGGGCGTTTATTGGCATTTTCTGAGTTGGGCCAATACCGAAACGGTTTATGTCAGCCGTCATAATAGAAATACCAGGAGCTCTAACCTGGTCTATTCTGAATTCCATATTTTTGGCGATTTTATATATCGCTGTTGGTGTGCCTTGGTTACTAAGAACAGCGTTAGACAAAATTCTTGGGGTCTGTATCAGAACAGAAAATGAGTTATTATCTAGATAACCAAAGTCCCTTAAATTCGTTTGATAAGCGTTTATGTTAAATGGCATTTTTCGTCCTAGTAAGGTGGTGAACCAGCGTATCTTTTGTTACTGTTAACTTTCCATCTTTGAAGCGGTAACACAGCAGCCTTTTCCCAATCTGAAGGATCAACTTCATGGAAAGAACTTCTAACGTGCGAAAAAAGGTATCTTTTCACGCAGCCCTCAACGCCCTTTAATTGGTTTGAATA